ACAGGGCATGTTCGCCAACGGCGTGCGCTCCCCCAAGTATGGCAAGCAGGCCCTAATCATGACCAACGGGAAGTTCACCCAGTGGGCCATGCAGAACGGCTATCTCTTCGCCGCTGATAAGCGTTGAGGTGGTGACATGAGCAAGGATCAGATCGAGGCGCTTAAAGAACGCCTGTCCGTGTTTTCCGATAGCAAGGAGGTGTGTGCGGGACTCCGCGCACACTCAAGCAGCGACCATGAATACGCCTACTGGCCAAACGAGGCCGCAGTCCACATCGAGGGTCTGTGGGACTTGGCTAAAGAACTTATGCGCTACATCGAGGAGAACAACTGATGTTTATGTTAGGCCAAGCACTAACACTGGAGCAGCGGCTCCAGAAGGCTGTGATCGACATCATGGCCAACCCCAAATACGTCGCCCTTGCGGGCATCCTGATGATCGGTGGACGCCGCATCGAGGACGATCCTGCCAAGTGCCCGACTGCCTACACCAACGGCAGGGACGAGGTCTATGGCCGTGCCTTCTGCGAGCCTCTGAACGATGCCGAGTTGCGCTTCCTTGTGCTGCACGAGTGCTATCACAAGCTCTATCGTCACCTGACCACGTGGCGCTGGATGTATGACGAGAACGCTAAGCTGGCCAACATCGCCTGTGACTATGTGATTAACGTCAAGCTGGTGGACGACAACGCAGCGGACGGCTTCGCCAAGATGACGGGCCCGCTCAAGATCGGCTGCTACGACAAGAAGTATGCGGGCTGGGATAGTGCGCAGGTCTACCACGACCTCAAGAACGGCGGACAGGGCAACGGTGGTGGCTCAGGCTCAGGCTCAGGCACTGGCTTCGATGAGCACGGCTGGGACGATGCCAAGGAGATGACCGCTCAGGAGAAGCAGGACTTGGCCCGTGAGATCGACGAGGCTGTGCGTCAGGGCGCACTGATGGCGGGCAAGATGGGAAGCGGTGGCGACCGCGACCTTGAAGCGTTGCTCCAGCCCCAAGTGGATTGGCGTGAGGTGCTGCGTGACTTCGTGCAGGCAACATGTGCAGGGACTGACTATTCCACATGGCGTAGGCCGAACCGCCGATACATCGGCGCAGGTATCTACATGCCAAGCGGGATCAGCGAGAGCATCGGTGAGATCGTGGTGGCTATCGACACGTCAGGCTCTATCGGCGGGCCGCAGCTGTCCGCCTTCTTGTCCGAGGTCAAGAGCGTGGCCGAAACCGTCCACCCAGAGGCAATCCGCTTGCTCTACTGGGACACCGCGGTGTGTGGCGACGAGCGCTACGAGGGTGAGGAACGGGATAAGATCGTGCAGAGCACCAAGCCCAAGGGTGGTGGCGGCACAACAGTTGAGTGCGTGCCTCGCTACCTGCAGGACAAGCAGATCAAGGCACAGTGCGTGATCGTGCTGACCGACGGCTATCTGGGCGGCTCATGGGGTGATTGGCAGCACCCGGTCCTGTGGGTCATCCTCGACAACAAGTCGGCTGTCCCGAGCGTGGGTCAGGCCGTGCACATCAGAGGGAGGGACATGCGGTGAAACCGAGACATGAACCATCTTGGAAGGAGCCCGAAGTTGTTGGCAACGAGATTCTAATCGGCCATGTCGGGCCCTTGGACGTCTACTACGAGGACAACTATCACAATAACGAGGAGGAGTGGATTCTCGTGGTCGGGCCGCGCGAGCGCAAGCTACGCGAACCTTACGTATCCACAACAAACTTCGATATCTATGTGATTACGGATGGGCACAGACTGATGCCCACCGCGTTAAAGCCCGACATCCACATCGAACTGGCTGAGATGTGTGAGATTTATGCGCTGGCTATCAGCCTTGGATACTTGGAGGAGCAGTGATGGGATACATGAGTGACGTGGTGATTGCCTTTGCATTCAACAGCAAAGAGCAGATCGACGAGGTGATGGCGATCTATCGCATGCACAAACTTGTGCAGGAGCATGATCTGGCCAAGGAGTGGCAGGTCCATGACTGGAATGGTGTATGGGGCCTGACCTACAGCTCAGCCGGTGTGAAGTGGTATGAAACGTATGAGGATGTGCAGGGTTTCGAGCACATGGAAAATGTCGTCGTGGACTTCGCAGAGAACCGCGAGGGTTTTGAGTATGCCTACCGCAAGATCAGGATCGGCGAGGACGACAGCGACACTGAGTGGAATAGCCACGGCCAGCAAGAAGATAGAAGCATCCTAGCGGACGAACTCTGGGACCGCATGTCCCTAACCCGTGAGATCAATACAACCTTCTAACCGTCGTTAGGCCAACCGACTAACAAGAGGATCAATCCAATGACATACATCCCTAACCTGAGCAGCTTCGACGAAGTCGCTAAGAAATACGCCGACACCAAGCCTGTGCGCAGTACACTCCACCCCGTCGAGCAGGACGTGCGCCCCATCGGCAAGCGTGCCCGCAAGTGGGAACGGATCATCAAGGTCAATGACCACTGCTACGCCCTGTCCTGTGGCGGCTACGCCGACCCGGTATTCAACTGGGGCTATACCGACCTACTCAAGGTGCACCCCCTGACCACCAAGGACATCGCGCTGTGTGCTCCCATCGTGTGGCGCAAGCACAAGGATGGCACCGAGACGATCACCGTGCGCAACGGGGCGGGTGAGTGGCAGCACAACCAGACCTACTCGTTCATCTCTCGTGCGCTGCCCCGTGAACTCTGGTTCCGCCAGACCCGTGAGGGCAAGCAGTATATCTACAACCGCGCAGCCGGACAGACGCTGCACCTACCCAAGACCCGCACCGTGCCGCGTCACATCGTCGAGCACCACAAGAAGGTGGCTACGAAGAACAAATCCTCGTGGTATATCAAGCGCTACCTCAAGGCCTTCCAGACCGGGGACGACGGGCTTAGCGTGACGTTCAAGCGTGAGAGTGACGGCAGGTTTACCCTCGTCGGCGAACCCCAGAAGGTCATGGTCGACAGGACCCGTGTGAACAAGGACGAGAAGCGCGAGTTCAAACCGCACATTGAGGCGCTCTACGGTTGGGCGCAGACCATGTACCCCATGATGCGTGACCAGCTGAACTGGAGTTTTCGGATAGAGATAAACAAGCAGCTCGACCAGATCGCCGCGGAGCACAAGGTCAATGGCTATGACAGGAGCCACTCCGCCCTGTTTTTAAATGCTGACGCGGCGCTCGTCCGTGCCATCCTGAAAGACCCTGAGCACGTGATGCGTTACGGCTTTGGTGTGGCGGTCATGATGTCCATGCACGACGCGGAGAGGTCTTACAACGGCTACGATGGCGACGTGGAGGCGCTGGCTAAGCACATCCGCGCACGCTTCAACAGATGGATCAACGAGATGGCTGGCTTTGCCACCAAAGTGAAGATGGAGAAATAAAATGACATACAGATACCAACCAAACCTCGTCTCGCTGTATGCGAATGGCGACCAAGCGCTCAAAGAACAGCACGAGCACTATGAACTCGCAGGTTACCGCGCCGAGCAGATCAAGAACTTCATCAAGGCCACGTGCAAGGCACTTGGGGCTGTCCACTGCAACCTCGACTACGGCTCCGCCGTGATCTATCGCCCGGGCGACACCCATGTGCTGGGCGAGATTGGCTTCAAGGATATTCGGGTCAAGGGTAAGGGTGCGTCCGACCCGCAATACTACGTTAGGGCGCGGACTATCGCCAATGGGAAGTATCGCGACACGATATGGCAGCACAACATCATCGGCACCAAGTCGATGAAGAACGCGGTCAAACATGCGGAGGAATACTTCAAGCCCGTGCCTGCCTTGGAGGCTATCCGACTGACCGCGACCCGGGCGCGGAGCGTCGTCGATAAGGCCGTGTCTGTGCACTTCGATGTGGTGCGTAACGCATACCGCCAACTGTTTGGGGACTCGGGCTACGGCAACAAGTTTGACACGCCGATCTTTCAGGAGTTGCGGCACAGCACCTTCATATCGCCACAGGTAAGCAAACTTATGGCTGAGTTCTTCGAGGGTCTCGATGCGTGGCGTGAGGCTAAGGGTATCATCGAGAAGGGCATTCACTATGTGTCGCTGACCGACAACTACGGACAGCTGGTAGCCGACACGGCACACTGTGGCACGTTTGGACTCGACAACGGGACCGGCGAGATCACGCGGCTTCCCGCTACGGAACTTCCCGAGTGGATGCAGGGTCGCATCGCTGTGCTGCAGATGCTTAAGCCCGAGAACTACGTGCAGGGGGTGGGCCTGCGGCTAGACGACAAGGTGTTTTATATCATGGGGGACACGACGGATGAAGAATAGGATGAAGCGTATAGTAGACCTGCAGAGGGTCACGGAGCATGATTTGGCCGCAGCGGCGGTGCCCAAACACTTTCGCGCCATGGCGGACGTGCTGAAATATTCGGCCCAGACCAAGGCGATGCGTGCCCAGTGGACCGCAGACTTTGAGAATGTTTATCGTGTTATGATAGCGCCTAACACTGGATGTGTTGAGGTTGTATGCCTTGGCATTGATAGTGTTGACAGTGAAGCGGAAGGCACCTACTCTGACAGTTCGCAATTACCTGCGTGGATGCAGGAGAAGCTGGCTGTTCTATCAATGATGAAGGTTGATCCCCCACAGACAAAGGTCGAGGGGGTCGGCATGCGTATCGACGACGATGTATTCTGGGTCATCAAAGGGGAGAGAGCATGATGGCTAAGTGGGACGTGACGGAGGAGCCGTTTGAGATCATCGACGAGCGGTTCCTAAATGAGATGGGCCTACGTCCGAAACCGAAACCCGCGCCGCAGCAGGCCGAGCCTGTTAGGCAGGAGACTAACAGCGATTGGTATAAACAAGGAAAGGAGTGCCCGTTTTGAGCAACGACCCTATGAGCCCGAACATAACCTCGGAAAAGCTGGACGAAATCATGGCGACGCTGCCCGATAGGCTGGAGGAGGCCGAGATTTCCGCGCTGACGCTGACCATCCACAACGCCTACCTCGACGAGCCAGCCGAGATCATCAACAACCTGATCGCCACGATCTACTCCTACGGCATGTCTATCGGGATCAGCTACCCGTCAATCTCTGAGGGGCTGCGCCGGACCGCGGACATGCAGGACGAGGACTATCAGATTCGGATGCGGAACTGATGGCCGACACCCCGGAGAAGAAGGTCAAAGCCAAGGTGGTGGCCCAGCTGAAAACGCTGGGTGCCTACTACTTCTACCCCGTGACAGGCGGATACGGTGCATCGGGTGTTCCTGACATCGTCGCTTGTCTTAAGGGCCGATTCATCGGCATCGAGTGCAAGGCCAATGGCAACAAGCCTACGGCACTGCAGCAGATGAACCTAGACAAGATCGCGGCGCAGGGCGGCATCGCCCTCGTCATCGACGAAACCAACGTGAATGAATTGAAAGGGATGATCGAGAATGTTCTGGAAAGCTAAACGCGCCGAGGCCATGCCGCACCGAGACGTGCAGGCAGAGGCCGCACTAGGGATCAACAGCGCAGCGCAGGTGCTGCCACCCAAGAGGTTCATGGACCTCGTCTACTGGGCCATCATTAGCAATCGCCAGATCAGCGTCGAGGACATCGACGCGCTGGCCAACCGACTGTCGCGCATGGCGTGGGAACGGGGGCGGAAATGAGAGACTTTTGGGACAACCTCGTGCCGATGGCGCTGATCGCTTGCGCCGCCTTCTTCATCTACGGGCTGGGTCAGGTGATCTTTTCCGACATGGAGAAAGCTCAGGTCCGTTACGAACAGTGCATCGACGCAGGCAAGCAATGGGTTGAGGGGAACTGTGTGAAATGATCGACATGACCAACAACCGAGTGCCGTATGGCCTGCTGACCGACGAGGAAAAGGCTGCGCTGCATGAGCATGAGAAGGCGGGTGGGGAGTTTAAGTATTGGTGCGGTGAATGGGCGCAAGTTAAACCTTCTTGGTATTACAACATGATCTACCGCACCGTCCCCCTGCCCAAGACCCAAGACGTGATCGCATGGGAGAAGCTGCCTGATTGGGTTGAGTGGGTGGCGCGGAATAATTCAGGCGGAGTTTGGGCTTATCAGAAAGAACCACTCATGTTGTCTATCATGTGGGATAATGTCGGAGGTGACCTCCGCCGCATCGACGACTTCCCCGGCATCGTGTTCCACGGGACAGTGGATTGGAAAGAAAGCAAACAGCGGAGGCCGAGATGAGTGGGTATTGCTACGGAGAGCCAGAGCCAAAAGAAAACTGTCCGTATTGCGGGCAAGAGTGCTGGGCAATTTTTGTGGATATTGGAGTTGGTATGCAGCAAGTCGCTCCGTTTGCCTGCGAAGGCTGTCACGCCGTTCAGATTGGACCTTACGATGAGGAGCGTCCGCTAACGGAGCAAGAAATTAAGACGGGTTGGTATGAGCCTGAGTTGAGGAGAATATAAAATGAGTGACGATCTAAAACCCTGCCCGTTCTGTGGTGGAGAACCCTTCTCCTTTGAAGACTACGGCCACTCTACAGCATGGGAAGTTGGCTGTTCCAATTCTTCGTGTCGTGTGGAGCCGCATGTATGGGAGAAAACAAAAGACGAAGCTATCGCTTCATGGAACACCCGCACCAAGACCAAGGCTGAGCAAGCCTTCGACCAACAGATTGCGGACTATGTGACGGAACTGGTGGAAGCAGCGAAAGCACTAATGGCGCGCTGGCCGACAGATCAGCATTCTGCAAGCCCGCTTTACGAGGAAGCCCAGAGGCTGCGCGCCGCCGTCGCAAAAATGAAGGGAGAGAAGGGATGAGTGACGAAAAACTGGTGAAGATGGCACGACTTGCTCAGCGTGATGACCGCATGGCCACAGGTGCGCTGTATGGTGATCTTGCCGACCGCATCGAAGCCCTGACCGCCGAGCGTGACGAGCATTGGAAGTCGTTTGTGCATTGGCGGAAAGAAGCTGACGCCCTGACCGAGCAACTCGAAGCCGCCCGTGCTGACGCCAAGGAGGCCGAGGCTTATGCGGAGGAGTTGGCGGGGGATCAGGTTGATCTGTGCAGCCAACTTATTGCCGCAGAAGCCAAGCTGGCGAAGGCGGTAAGTTTGACTGTTAGAGCCGACAACTTGCGAGAAGCCTACCACGCACTGCCTAACGATCATAACCGCATCGGGGACAAGAGATCGCGCAAGGGCCATGCGCGTGAAGCGTGGCTGCGTGCCTTTAGAAAAGCAGCGAAAACATCACGCGCCATCATCGCAGAGATTGAAGGAGAGAAAGGATGAGTGCCTTGACCACCTTCGACCGAGAGATACTGAGAGAGATCGCCGATCCGGGTTCTGTCAGTGGCCTGAGTTGGGGCGCTGCGATGGGCGTGTCCCTTGAGTGGCTGCAGGGGCAAGGCTACGTCACCAGAGGGCCTTTCCCGCAGGTCACAGACAAGGGCCGAGAAGCGTTGGCTGAGGAGGCACCCAATGACTGATCTAGACAACCGCATGCACTTCCGCTGCGGTGACTGCGAAACCAACTTCAGCACCCCCGATGCGGTCTTCCCGATGGACGTGAAGAAGCTGAGCAAGCTGGTCCGCGAAACCAAATGCCCAACATGCGGTGCCGGGTCGAAGCGGCTGTATCTGCGGGCGAATGTGAAGGAGGAGAAGCCATGACCCTGAAAGTCATACCCGGCGCGGGCCAGAGGGCCGAGGACCTAACAGGCGAAATGGCCCAACGCATCAAAGAGGTGATCTATGAATACGGCGGGCGGCTGCCGCTGGCCGCTGCCATTGGGGTGCTAACTATGGTGCAGCATGAATTGATGGCGGACGACGACGATGCCCCGTGAAGTCAGCAACAGCCCCGGAGCGAGAGCGTTGAGGTTGGCGGGCTACGTCAAGTTGCCTGCGTGGTGGGTCACGCAGGAGCAGTTAGAGTTGATAGAGTATATGGCTAAACAAAACAAAGCCGAGATAGACGCAATAAAGGAGAGAGCGAATGCGCCTTGGATCAAAAAGGATTACTAGAGACATGCTGGAGGCGGCACTGGCCAAGCAGTGGGACCCGACCACCACGGCACGGCATTATGGAATGCACCGGACATCTATCACGGCGGCATGTGAGCGGTTCGGTATCGTGCTTCCCATGCACAAGTTCTCCCCACAGGCGGTGTCGAGGCGCAGCCCTGAGTGGAAAGAAGCCGTTGACGCCATGACCCTCCAACCCAAGGGGAACCCGATCTGGTCGTGCAGCCCGGCGGCGATAGAAAAAGCACTTGCAAAGATGAAGGAGAAAAGCGGTGTTTAATATGTCCTTGGAGGAAGCGGACGTGTGGAACTATCTGGTGAAGAATAAGACGGCCACGGCAGCCGAGGTGGTTAAGCACTGCGATGTATCCATCGAGTTCGCGCAACACTGTATCGACCGGATCGGCACGCCGAGAGAGGTGTTTGAGAGAGAAGCCATGCAGGCCAAGCCCACCCGGGTGCAGACCTTGGAGACGGCGATCAATCTGACGGCAGGGGATCGGGACAAGGCATACGGACCCCCGCATCGCAATCTGTCGGACTGCGCTCTACTGTGGGACGCCTATCTGGCTATCCGCAACGGGGCACAAATCGACGCCGAGGCTGTGGCATGGATGAACGTGCTGCAGAAGATCGCGCGCTCTGCGCAACCGGGCTACCACCCGGACAACTACACTGACGCCGCGGCCTACTCAGCCATTGCTGGTGAGTGCCGTCAAATTGAAATCGAAGAATAAGGAAATGACCATGAACTACTTCACACCTGCAGACCTGAAACAGATCGAAGCCACCTATAACTACACCGCCCGCGCGGGCTTGGGCTTTGGCATCACCGAAAACAACGAGATGGTGTTCATCACCGCCCGTGACGTGGAGCGCCTCAACCTTGACGTAGGCGATGCCATTCGTGTCTGGGCCACAGATAACTATGCCTCGCCGCACACGGCGCACTACCCCTCTCGCTGGCGTGCTGTGCGCGTCGAGGTCGTCGCTCGAGTGGGTGATAGTGTTAGGGCGATGCCTACCACTGCGCTGGTGTATGCACCTCCGGTATACACGCCGCCCCCTGCCCCTGCGGCTGAGCAACCCGCACCCCGCGATTATAGCGCTATTGTATCGGAGTGGGACGAAGACGATGACGATGACGCGCCCGTAACTCCGCCTGCACCTGCACCGCACTCCACCGATTTCGTTGGGGTGGTAGCACAGTTCATGGCCGAGAGCCGTGCGTGGACGCCCAATGAGTTGGCCCATGCCGTCGCTAAGTTCAGCCCGCCGCTGGCTGCGCTGCCCGATCTCTTGCCGAAGGTTGCCGGTCGCCTCACGACGCTGCACAAGAACGGTGAAGCCGCCTGCGTTAAGGTCTATGCTCGGGGCGATCAGGAGCGTGCCTCTGCGATCTACTATGCCAAGAACGTGGACGTGCTTTACGACCACCTCGACACCCCGCTGGAGGAGTAAGAGGTATGGACTTAGACACACTCCTTCGCGCGATGCCAAAGCAAGATTTGGAGTATCTGAAAGACGCGTCTGTGTTTGTCATCTCAAAAGAGATCGCAAAGGCTTCCGAAGAAGTTGGCCAAATTTGGCTTAACAATGCGCGGAGTAGCCCACATATAAATTTGCCCGCTACCGCACGGCTCCCAGCCGAGAAAGTGATCCTGCACGTAGATGGGAAAGATTTTCTAGTTTGCTGCCGCAAGCGTGAAGAGTGGGTTCTAGTAGCGGCCACGCCACATGGGGGCGTTGGGTGGAAGAATGTAGGGTCTTATATTCCCGGCGGAGAGGGGAGAGTAGACGACTCTGACTACGCCGAAACATCGGTTACTACTAAGGGGTCGTTCATTGTCTTGGTGGCCCACCTTTTTTCGTTGATAAACACACCAACGTACACAACCTCTCGTCCCCCCATCCGGCAGCAAAAAAGAGCTCATGCGCGTGCCTTTGGACAAAACAGCGCGGAACGAATCCGCGTTATCGCGTGGGACATAACCAAGCCGAAACTAGCTGCTGGGGAGAGCGTCGGTTCCGGTAGGCACATGCCACTGCACTACACACGCGGGCATTGGCGTAAATGTGAGGCGCACCACAACGGGGCTATAACCCACGACGACGGAGTTGTTCGTCAGTGGATTGAGGGGTTTTGGTCGGGGCACCCGGCCTATGGAACGATAAAGTCAGTCTATGCACCGACGCTAGGGGAAGCCTAATGGATATCATCACACTGGACTTCGAGACCTACTACGACAAGGACTACTCGCTGTCTAAGATCACCACGGAGGAGTATATCCGTGACCCCCGGTTCCAAGTCATTGGGGTCGGGGTGAAGGTCAACGACGGCAAGACCGAGTGGTTCACCGGGACGCACGGTAAGATCAAGGAGTTCTTGGCCCAGTATGACTGGGCCAACTCCGCGGTGTTGGCACACAATATGATGTTCGACGGTGCGATCATGTCGTGGCGGTTCGGCATTCGTCCGAAGGTGCTGTTCGACACACTGTGCATGGCCCGTGCGATCCACGGCGTAGAGAAGAGCGCCAGCCTCAAGGCCCTCGCCGAAAACTACGCGGTAGGGGAGAAGGGCACCGAGGTGCTAGACGCCAAGGGTAAACGGCGTGGTGACTTCGAGCCGGAGGAGCTGTCGGCCTATGGGCGCTACTGTGTCAATGACGTAGACCTGACCTACGACATCTTCAACATCATGATGTCCCGTGGGTTCCCGAAGTCTGAACTCAAGCTGATTGATCTGACGCTGCGTATGTTCACTGAGCCGACGCTGGAGTTGGATAGGGAGCGGCTGGAGGCGCACCTGCAGAAAACGCAGGTGATGAAGGAAGACCTACTCAAGTCCGCGGGCGTCGAGGACAAGGCCGACCTCATGTCGAACCCGAAGTTTGCCGCGCTGCTCGGTAAGTTCGGTGTCCCGTGCCCCATGAAGATCAGCCCCACCACAGGCAACATGACCTACGCGCTGGCTAAGAGCGATCAGGGTATGAAAGACCTGCTGGAAGATGACGATCCGCATGTGCAGGCGCTGGCTGCTGCACGGCTAGGGGTGAAGTCTACGCTCGAGGAGACACGCACACAGCGGTTCATCGACATCTCTGGGCGTGGCATGCTGCCTGTCCCGGTGCGTTACTACGCGGCGCATACCGGGCGCTGGGGTGGGGACGACAAGATCAACCTGCAGAACCTCCCTAGTCGGGGGCCTAACGCCAAGGCGCTCAAGAAGTGCATCGTTGCACCCGAGGGCTACAGCATCGTCGAGTCCGACTCGTCACAGATCGAAGCGCGCATGCTGGCGTGGCTGGCTGGGCAGGACGACGTGGTAGAGACATTTGCGTCTAGGGGTGACGTGTACAAGAAGATGGCCTCGGCGATCTACAACGTGGACGAGGCTGACGTGACCAAGGACCAGCGGTTCGTGGGCAAGACCACGGTGCTGGGTGCGGGCTATGGCATGGGCGGCGAGAAGTTCCAGCTGGCGCTCAAGAACTCTGGTGTGGAGATCACGAAGGCGGAGGCCGCTAAGATCATCGGCATCTACCGCGAGACTAACGACATGATCTCGAACATGTGGAAACAGGCTGGCACCATGCTGCGCTACATGGTGCGTGGTGATGTTATGCCGTTCGGTAAGGACGGGGTGCTTGGGGTCAACACATATGAACCCGGCATCGTGCTGCCCAATGGTCTGCTGATTCGCTACGACGAGCTGCAAGAGGCCGAGAACGAGAAGGGCGGCACCGAGTATTCTTACAAAACCCGCATCGGGCGCACCCGCATCTATGGCGGGAAGGTCGTCGAGAACGTCACACAGGCGCTCGCGAGGCTTATCATCGGCGAGCAGATGTTGCGAATTAGTAAGAAATACAGAGTTGTGTTGACTGTGCACGATAGCATCGTATGCTGTGTGCCTGACGACGAAGCCGAAGCCTGCAAGGCCTACGTCGAGGAGTGTATGCGCTGGGTGCCCGCATGGGCCGAGGGCTTACCCGTGGACTGCGAAGCCGGGGTCGGCAAGAATTATGGAGAGACGGAGTGAGCAAAGCAGGGGCATGGTCGTTCAGCAAGATTAAGAACTTCGAGACTTGTCCGAAGCAGTTCTACCACGTCACCGTGCTGAACGAGTTTCCCTTCAAGGACACCGAGGCGACCCTGTACGGGAAGTCTTTCCATACTGCGTGCGAAGAGTTCATCCGTGACGGCAAACCTCTGCCGCCGCAGTTCTCGTTCATGGAAGAGACCATGCAGAAGCTGGCTGCCATGCCGGGACAGAAGCACTGCGAACTCAAGATGGGCCTGACCGCTGATCTTGAGCCGTGCGGCTTCTTCGATAAGAACGTGTGGTTCCGCGGCGTCGCCGACCTGCTGATTATCGACGGCGATAAGGCTCGTGTCGTGGACTACAAGACGGGCAAGAGTGCGAAGTATGCCGACGTCGGACAGTTGCAGTTGATGGCACTGTCGGTGTTCAAACACTTCCCGCAGGTCAAGAAGGTGAAGGGCGCGTTGCTCTTCACCATCGCCAACGACATCGTGAAGCAGGACTACTCGGTGACTGACGAGGGTGTGCTGTGGAAACCGTGGGTGATGAAGTACGCGGCACTGGAGAAGGCCCACGAGACAAACGTGTGGAATCCTCGACCTTCTGGGCTATGCCGAAAGCACTGCCCTGTGGTAGAATGCGCCCATAACGGGGGTTGATTGCCATGCCATACACGAAGTCGCCTAGACCTTATAAGCACGAATACCAGAAGCAGAAAGAGCGTGGGGAACATGAGCGCCGCATGGAGCGGCAGCGCGCTCGGCGTGCCTTGGACAAGAAGGGCGTCGACCGCACAGGCAAGGACGTGAGCCACAAGAAGGCTCTAGCCAAAGGCGGGAGCAACGCCGACGGCTACAAACTGGAGTCGCCATCGAAGAACCGGAGCCGGAACGGTCATAAGCCCGGCGAGAAAAAGAGTTAGGCACAAGCCTAACACCTCGGAGAACAAACATGCAGATCATCGACAATAAGGCGTTGCTGTTAAAGCTACGCAATCCAAAACAAGTCTCTACGATCATCCCAAAGAGCAAGGTGATCGGTGAACATGAGGTCGTCGTTAACTGGGGTGTGCAAGAGGCACGTACCCTACGCGGCCTGAACATCAAGGTGCCGTCACCCATCGAGGGCCGTTACAACTGGACGGGCAAGTTCGCTCCGATGTCGCACCAGCGCACGACGGCGTCCTTCCTGACCATGAACCAGAAGGCGTTCTGCTTCAACGAGGCGGGGACGGGCAAGACGGCCAGCGCGATCTGGGCCGCGGACTTTCTCATGAAGCAGGGCATCATCAAGCGGGCTCTGGTCATCTGCCCGCTCTCGATCATGGACAGTGCGTGGCGTGCGGACCTGTTCACGTTTGCTATGCACCGGACTGTAGACGTCGCCCACGGCACCTCGGCCAAGCGCAAGAAGATCATCGCCGGGAAGCCTGACTTCCTCATCATCAACTATGATGGCGTTGAGATCGTGCGGGACGATATCGCTGCGGCGGGTTACGACCTCATCATCGTGGACGAGGCCAGCCACTACAAAAACGCCATGAGTAAGCGCTGGAAGGTGCTGAACTCGCTGGTGAAGCCCGAGACATGGCTCTGGATGATGACAGGCACCCCTGCGGCTCAGGGGCCCGAGGACGCGTTCGGCTTGGCGAAGCTGGTCAACCCAGCGGGCGTGCCTAAGTTCTTCAACGCTTGGAAGGACATGGTGATGTACAAGGTCTCCGCGTTTCGCTGGAAACCCAAGGAGCACTCTGAGCGCACTGTGCACCGGGCCCTGCAGCCTGCCATCCGCTACACCAAGGAAGAATGCCTAGACCTACCGGACATGCTCTACGTTAAGCGGGACGTGGCCCTGACCAAGCAACAGGACCTCTACTACAACCGTCTCAAGAACCAGATGGTCATGGAGGTGGCCGGGGCGCAGATCACGGCGGTGAACGCGGCTGTGATGATGGGTAAGCTGCTCCAGATTTCTGCAGGTGCGAGCTACACCGAATCCGGCGACACAGTGCAGTTCGACATCAACAACCGCTACAGCGTCCTCAAGGAGGTCATCGCCGAAAGTACCCACAAGGTGCTGGTGTTCGTGCCGTTCAAGCACGTCATCGAGATGCTGTCGGCGCAGCTGTCCAAGGATGGTATCACTAACGCCGTCATCAACGGCGACGTGACCGCCGCAAACCGGACTGAAATCTTCAAACAGTTTCAGAGCCAGCCCGACCCTCGGGTGCTGGTCATCCAGCCGCAGGCTGCAGCGCACGGCGTGACGCTCACGGCGGCAAACACAGTTGTCTGGTGGGCACCGACATCGTCGCTCGAGACCTACGCGCAGGCTAACGCGCGGGTGCACCGCAAGGGGCAGGCCAACAAGTGCACCGTGGTGCAGCTGCAGGGCTCTGGCGTAGAACGTCGTGTCTACAGGCTGCTTGACGAGAAGATTGACGTGCACACTAAGGTCGTCGATCTTTATAAAGAATTGCTTGACTAGTGTAACGGATGTCATTAGATATCAATTTCTGATAGTGAAGGAGAACCACTATGACTGCTGATACTGTGGGCGAAACCGCCCTCACCCCCGAGGTGCTGACCAAGACCTACATCAAAATCCGCGACAAGCGGGCCGAGCTCAAAGCCGAGTTCGAGCAGAAGGATGAGGTTCTGGAGATGCAGCTCAACACCATCAAGTCGGAGCTGCTCGACTACTGCAAGACGCAGGGTATCGACAGCGTTCGCACCCCGTCGGGAGTGTTTTACCGGACGATGAAGACGCGCTACTGGACCAACGACTGGGACTCGATGAACAGGTTCATCTTGGAAAACGAGGTTCCGCAGTTCTACGAGAAGCGTCTCAATCAGACCATCGTGAAGCAGTTCCTCGAAGAAAACCCTGACGTGCTCCCGCCCGGTCTGAACTCCGACAGCGAGTACGTCATCACTGTGAGGAAGAAGTAATGACCGAAACTCCAACCCCGTTCGCCACCATTGAGGACGTAGCAAAGTACTTCGTCGTCTCGGTTGCGACCGTGCGTACATGGCTGCGTAACGGCACCATCCCGAAACACACCTACCTCAAGGCGGGTAACACCTACAGGTTCAACCTGCCCGACGTGGCAGCGGCCCTTGTCAACGCACCGAAAGAACCGGTGCAGTTGGAACTAGACCTCGACAACAAAAACTAAGGAGAACGACATGAGTGAAATGACCCTCTTCGGTGCTGGCAACCCGCTGGCAAATAGCGACCTCTTCAAGTCGCTGCGTGACATGAACAAAACCCTCGCTGGTGGCGGCGGTGGCGGCGGTAAGCGCATCTCGATCAAAGGCAACAAGTTCCGCCTCTTCGTCGATGGTGAGCAGGTCTCTGTGTCCAAGGAAGATCACCTGAACATCGTGGTGGTTAACGTCGCTGCGGTCTCGCGTACCTACTACGAGGGCACCTACGACCCGAATAACACGGCTGCACCGACCTGCTGGTCGGCTGATACCAAAACGCCTTCGCCTGATGTGCCCGCGGATCAGAAGAAAGCCTCGCGCTGCACCGACTGCCCGATGAACGTCAAGGGCTCGGGACAGGGCGACAGCCGTGCCTGCCGCTTCAACCAACGTCTGGCGATCACGCTCGAGGGCAAGCCTGACGAAGTCTACCAGCTGCAGCTCCCGGCCACGTCGCTGTTCGGTGACGGCAAGAATGGCAAGATGCCGATGCAGGCGTATGCTAAGTTCCTTGACGCGCACGACACGCCGATCATCGCGGTCATGACCAAGATGTCGCTGGACGAAAACTCGGAGACCCCGAAGCTGTTCTTTAGCCCCGTGCGTCCTCTGACCGAGAAAGAGCTGCACGAGGCTGTCGCAGTCAAGGACAGCGAAGATGCCATCAAGGCTATCACGCTGACCGTTTCGCAGACCGACGGTGTTAAGAAGGACTCCGCGGCTGGGACCAAGAGCTACAATCCGGCCAAGGAGAAGATCATCGTCGATGACGAGGACGAGATCGCAGAGCCTAAGAAGGTCGAAGCCAAGAAGATGGCAATGGCCGGTGCAGGTGCTAAGCCTGACCTCTCGGCTATTGTCACGGAATGGGACGACGAGTAATCCTTAATAGGCTCGCCGCGACGGGGGATAAAAACAACCTCACCTCGTCGCGGCACCCCAACAGATAGAGTGGCGGCTATGGATACAACGACGTTTTTGCAGTCCGTTCTTGGAACTGCAGGCTCCTACTGCGTTCTTGCCCTCAATGATGGCAGGCGCATTCAGAAGTTCTACGACACCATCGAGCAGCTTGAGCAGGCTGCGCTGAACTTCGACGAGAATGGTTTCGATGCCTACTACGCCCTCGGCACGTTCGAGGAGGCGGGTTCGCGTGAGGCCGAGAACGTCAAGCAGATGCGGGCGTTCTTTATGGACCTCGACTGCGGGGTGAACCTCAAGACGGGCAAGCCCAAGGACTTCCCTGACCAGCATGCCGCCATCTTGGCGCTCAAGGAGTTCGTGAAGACCACCGGGCTGCCTAAGCCGTTCCTCGTCAACTCCGGCTACGGTGTGCACGTTTACTGGCCGCTGACCGCGCCTGTAGACTTTATGGCATGGCTCCGCGTGGCTGAGAAGCTCAAGGCGCTGGCCAAGGCGAAGGGGTTCAAGGCCGACGAGGCCGTGACCGCCGATGCTGCCCGCGTGCTGCGAGTGCCGGGGACGCATAACCACAAGGGCGACGACCCCAAGGCTGTGTCGTTTTTCGGGGTGTCCGCACCAGAGCCAGTGGAGTTCTTTGACTTCGCTGCACGGCTCGAGACCGTGGCCGGTAGTCTGCCGACTAGCCTGCCCGCGCGGCGCTACTCACCTGCGGTGACAAACAGCGCGATGATGGATGCCCTGATCGGCAGGCGGGAAGCCTCGTTCAAAAACATCATGCAGAAGACCGTGGCGGGTAAGGGCTGTGCCCAGCTGGCCTACTGCATCGAGAACCGCGCCGATCTGGCTGAGCCCATGTGGCGCGCGGCGCTCTCTATCGCCAAGCACTGCACCGATATGGTCAAGGCTGTGAAGGCGGTTTCGCAGGGGCACGCCGAATACGACGAAGGCGAGGCGATGTGGAAGGCTGACCGCATCAAGGGCCCGTACCTCTGCACGCGCTTCGAGGAGTACAACCCGGGTGGGTGCCAAGGCTGCCCCAACTGGAACAAGATCAAGTCGCCCATCGTTCTCGGCCAGCAGTTCACTGAGGCTGCGCCCGAGGACAACACCGTCGTCGTAGCGGACCCAGACGCACCCGAGGCACCACCGAGGGTCTATGAAATCCCGAGCTACCCCAACCCCTACTTCCGCGGCAAGGATGGCGGCGTGTTCATCCGTATAATTGACGACGAGGGCGAGGTCAGTGAGCGGATTGTCTGGCACCACGATCTCTACGTCGTGCGCCGCCTGTATGACCCGGAGCAGGGCGAGATCATCGAGATGCGTCACCACCTACCACGGGATGGAGTGCGGTCGTTTGTGGTGCCGCTCTACGTCGTCACATCGAAAGAAGAATTTCGGAAAGTCCTCGCCACCAACGGCGTCATAGCGATCAACAAGGAAGTGGATGCGATCATGAGCTTTACGCAAAGCATGGTTAAAGACCTGCAGATCACCACGCAGGCAGACAACGCACATCGCCAGTTCGGCTGGCTGCCCGACTTCAAGGGCTTTGTCCTCGGGGACAAGGTAGTCTATGCGGACCGGGTCGATTTCAACGCACCGTCCTCGGCTACACGAGGGATGATCGAGTTCTTTGAGCCTGCGGGTAGCCTCGACGAGTGGCGTGCCGCGGTCAACTTCTACAACCGCCCCGGCTTCGAGCTGCACCAGTTCATCACCTGCGTCGGTTTCGGCTCGGTGCTGATGAAGTTCTTGCCCATCAACGCCGCGCTCCTGCACATCTGGTCGAAGGACTCCGGTTTCGGCAAAACGCATGCCCAGTTTGCGGCACTATCGGCGTGGGGCAACCCCAATAAACTTATCCTGCAGGAGCGGGACACCGTAAACTCGTTCATGAACCGCGCCGATGTGATGCACAGCCTGCCGGTTTGTATGGACGAAGTTACCAACATCAAGCCCCACGACGCCTCAAACATGATCTACCAGATCACCGGGGGCCAGCAGCGCAACCGCTTGGCATCGACGGGCAACACTGAACGCTATCGTGGCGACCCTTGGAACCTGCTGTTTATTTCGTCGGGGAACTGCAGCCTGATCGACAAGGTGGCTATGGCGAAGGCCATGCCGAAAGCGGAAGCCCAGCGAGTGCTGGAGATCGAGACGAGCAGGCTCTTCACCGAGAAGGCCGACAAGCGCCAGACCGACGAGTTCAGTTCCAAGGTCCAGAGCAACTACGGCCACGCAGGCATCCTGTTTGTGCAGTACGTGATGTCCAACCTCGCCGAAACTAAATTGCTGGTGGAGACCCTACAGCGCAAGATTGATGAAGCCGCAGACCTTGGGCCTCAGAACCGCTTCTGGTCGGCAGCTGTCGCCACCTCCCTCGCCGCTGCGGTGATCTGCAAACACCTCGAGCTCTTGGACTACGACATCCCCACGCTGCGCGACTACATCATCAAGAACATCCTCAAGGCCAACAAGGCGGTCAGTGCTGATATGTCTCTCGACCCGATGGACCTCGTGACTGCCTACACCTACCAGAACTTGGGTCGCATCCTGCAGATCAAGTCCACCATCGACCGCCGCAGCAAGGGGAACGACAACGGCCTCGACGACCTCGTGGTGCCAGATCAGCAGCCAAAGACCGCCGACATCGTCGGGCGCTACGAGACCGATCTGCACGTGCTGTATCTCCTGCCGTCCCCGTTCAAGGTCTGGCTGGCCGAGCAGCAGATAAACTACAACTCGGTGTTCTCCGAGCTCAAAGCCAAGTACAATGCCAAGAAGTCGAAGGTCCGGCTGACTAAGGGCACCAAGCTACAGATGCCCGTCGCCGACACCATCGAGGTGCCGATTGTTCTGGGTGACGTTAATGGCGAAGAAGGTAAATGACCTAGACCCCGACGGTGTGCGCATCATCGTGCCGTGGCGAGAACTGCATGTGGGGGGCTCACTCTTTGTCCCCTGCATCAACACTGAGGCCTGCGAGAGACAGGTTCAGGGTGTGGCAGAAAGGTTAGGCATCCGCCTAACATGCAGGCAGCGGATAGAGGCCCAACACTTGGGGTTGCGAATTTGGAGAACCACATGATATTGTGCGCCTGACAGAAGAGCTTGCCGCCAGCTCGCCTCCTGTCGTTCTCCATACTGGCCCCGGCTTCGTGCCGGGGTCTTTTTTCTTAGAAGAGCTGGAAACCTCGGTTGTACATGGCACCCAGATCGGCCAGCCCATCGCGCACTGCCGGGTTCACCGAGATACCACCCTGCATCTGTTCCGACGTTCTCTGGTGACTACGCAGCGAGTTTTTCAGGAACTCTTGGTCGATGACCGCCTGTGGGAAGCGCTCGACAACACCCTCGTTAAACGCTTGGATGTCCATCAGCACGTCCTGCACGCCCTGCATGTCACCTTCGCGCAGCGCGATGTAGTAGAGCTTGGATAGTTCGGAGCGCTTATCGGCGACCTTCTTGCTGATCCGCACCTTGAGCTGGTTGATATCCTGCTGCAGCGTGGCCTTCGTGGGCGCAAAGCCGAGGGCCTGACCCAAGAGATCGCTGGTCCCCAGATCACCGACGACAACGTCGTTTCTGCGAGTGTCGATACCGCCCTCGGAGGCATAGCGCCCGGACTTGATGAAGTTACGCACCCATGCCGGGACCATGTTCTCGATACCGCGAACCATCTCGCCGGGACCACCGGTCATCGCGGAGTAAACCTCCGAAATGCCTCGACCCATCTGGGTTGCAGTTGACCATGCCGGACCGCCAAGGTTGGTGACGAGCGTTTCTTCCGCAGACGGGTCGGTGTTGTAGCGGTTCTCGCGGATCAGGAGCCCGGTCAGACCGATACGAGACGAGATGTCCATGCCGCTGAGTTCGGTCAGGAAGCCCTTGTAGACCCCTTCACCGAGGTAGCGACGGGTCAGCATGTCGGCATCTTCTTCATCGTCGCCGAGGAAGGCATTGGCCACCGTCGAGACAAGCCCGTAGAGCGGCACACCAGCGACACCCGCGAGAGCGAAGGACGACAGCTGCAGACCCACAAGCTGCTTGAAGGCCGTGCGGCGGTCCTCCGGCGTGAAGTCCGGGTCGTTACTGCCGAGCGTGATCTGCTTTGCCAGCTTCATTTGCAGGTAGAACATCGACAGGCCGTAGTTCTTGAACATCAAGGCTACGCGACCAATGCCCTGCTGTGCCCAGCGTGGGGCCGATGCGAGAGTGGCACCGCCACCCGTTTCAGTTGCCTGATAGACAGCCCGCTCGGCAGCGCGCACGCGGCGCTGGTCCTCGGTGAGCCCCCGCTCAGCCTCAGTAGGCTTGTTGCGAAGCCGCTGCAGCTCAAGGTTATAGGCTGCCACGAGCGCCACCTGCCGGTTGGCCCGTTCGACTTGGTGGAACATCGCACCAGACAGTGCCGCGAAGCGATCACTAAAGCCCCGCGCCCGACCGACGTCCTCGGCACCGATGCTATCGTAGTAGATCGAGCGGTTTAGCTGACCATTCTTTGACGCAACATCCACCAGAGTGGCGAGCTCCTGCAGCATCGGGCGGAGCTCCGGTGCAACGTCGTCGCGCAGGACGTACTTGTTGTCGTTGTTGAGCACAAAGTAGTTGTCGATAGACGGCATGGCCGTGATCTTGGTGGTGCCCTTGCCCTCGAAGGTGCCGGGGAGTGCCACTTCTCGCGACAGCCCACTGTTCATGAATACCTTGTAGGCATTGCCGATGGCCAGAGCCGACGACTTGCTTCCGTAGCGCCCCGACAAGTAGGGGTACAGCACCACGGGAACGGACGACAAGTTCACCAGAGCCGACGACACGTTGAAGCCGATGGTGAAGGAGAACGCCGCACGGTTAACAGTCTGCACCGCGCGCTCGAGCATGTTGTTCGGCGGGTTCGTGGCGAAGTTGGCGCGTGCGACAAGCTCCTCGATCACGGCAACCTTGTTCTGGTCATTCGTGTTCTGAGCCTGCTGCGCGACACCGTCCGAGACTGCTCTGATCTTGTTGCTAAAGGCGTACCGCACGCCCTGCCGACCGAGGCTGTAACCCTTGAGGCGCAGTGCCTCGAGTGAGTCCTCGATGTAGCCCTTGGTGTTTTTCCGCTTCTGCAAAGACTTTGCAAACGAGGTTTCAGGCAGGGCGTCTACAAAGAGCCGGGTGATCTCCTGCTGGATGCTCTGTGCAGTGGCGGCATCGACCCCCGTGTTGGCAAGGTTCGACCGGATGATCGACAGGGTGTCCCGCACAAACAGGGAGTCCGGCGTCCGCCCACGGTTCACAATGTCGAGAGTCGAGTAGAAGTTGGTGATCGGCTTGCCGTCAGCGCCCTTCACAATACCCGGCATGTTTTCGAGCTCGCGCGCTGCACGCTCACGGGCCCGAGGGCTTTCGTAAGTTTCTTTTACAGGCTCCGTGGTGCCCGTTTCCGGGTCAAACGCGCTGTACTCCAGCCAGTAGTCCCCAGTACGTGCCAAGGGGAAGTACGGCTCGATGCGGTTCAGGTCGAAGAACTTGGTGTAGATGCTCTTCTTCACTTCGGCGGCGAGCTCGGGGTTAGCCGACAGGATGAAGTCGATCTTCCCCTCGAGGGCCTTGCGCAGGCGCTCATACTGCGCCCGATACATCTGACGCATGTTGCTGTAGAGGTCGCGCCCGTCCTTACCGAGAGCCGCCCAGTCCTTCTGCATCGCGTCGTAGGTGGCCAGCTTTTCCGAGCCAGCGCCGTACTTCTTGATGGCCTTGTCCCGCGACAGACCCGGGTCGACCTGATTTACCGTGGAGCGCGTCACGGTGCGATCCAACAGGGGTTTGAGGTTCGGGTTGTTCTTCACCCACTTCTGGGCGATCTGCAGCACGCCATCGACTTCGTTGTCGGACTTGATGGACGCAGCGTCCATCTGCTGGACCGCGTTTTGCAGGTCAACTGCACCGTCGATGCCCAAACTGCCAGCCACATCAGTGAGGGGCTGCATGCCCATGAAGCCGAGGACAGTGCGCTTCATACCCCAAGACAGGCCAGCCAGCACGCCAGAGGCGTCGTCGCCAAACTGCTGAGCGAACTCCTTGGTGCGGCCCGGGAAGGAACCGTCAACCTGTGCGATGCGGTTGAGGATGGTTGCAGCGCCATCCGGCGTCGAGATTTCGCCAATGCTGACCGGGGAGCCGAGCATCTTGAAGACCATCTGGTCCACGACGTCGAACGTGTTGGCTACGTTCTTGGGCGGCAGGCCGATCAGTCTGCGTACAAAGTTCTGCACCTCGCGCAAGAAGCTGGCAAACACGCCCTTGCCGTCCACAGACAGACCCGAGAGTTCCCGCTGGAAGGCCGGGTTCGAGAACGCATCGGCCACAAACTCCATGACATTCGAGCTGCCGTTGCTAGTGGACAGCTTCGGCTTTGCCTGTGCGTAGAGCTTCTCCATGCGCTTGCGGAGCGGCGACGCCGGGTTCCGCATCTCTCTGATCGTGGCCGCGTGGGTCATCTCATGCAGAAGAGTCTCGATGCTGAGGCCGACGTCTGCATCCAACAGGATTTCACTCGGCACGCCGGGGAAATCACGCCGATACTGGCCAGCCAGCGGCACGCCATCGTCATCGACGAGGTTGTTTATAATGCGAACCCCAGTGCCCTGTGCGTACTCTGCGAGAGCGCGGACGATCTGCTTGGTGCGAGCATTGGGGGCGTAGAGTTGCAGGGCGCGCAGCGCCATTTCGAGGTTGCCACGACGCAGCTGGTTGACCACTGCAGGGTGCAGGGGCGTTTCGAGCTCGAGAACTTCCTCGGGGCGATTGAAGCGGGTGCCAAGGATTTCGTTGGTGATGAAGTCGATCTGATCTTCATCTGACATCTTGCGCATACCGACAGCGCGTTTCTGCACCGGGGCTTTGGTCTCTTGCACTGCGCCGAGCAGGGCGTCGAGCCCCTTGCCGCCGAGAGACACGAGGCGCTGCCCCTCTGCTTTCTGCACAGCCTTGGTTTTGGCTTGGACGTCGAGCTCGCGTTCAAACTCCTGCCGCTCGTCAAGAGACGCACTGCGTCCACCGATAGCGGTGGACCCGGAAAGAGAAGAGCTCGCCCGCATTGGGACTTTCGCTTCTTCCGCCTTCTTATATCTGCGCTGGAGGTCCCGCACCTTGGCTTGCGCCTGCGGAGACATGTTGGCCTCTACCCACGCAAGGGCCTGCTTCGCACGCTCCGCGCTCATACCCGTGAAGAACTCTTTTTCGACCGGGTTAATCGTCTCGTCCCCAGCGGGGAGCGCGCCTTCTTCTTTCAGAAGAATCTTCTCGCCCTTGAACCGTTGATTTTTCAAGGTGGCATCGGCAACGATGTACTCGAGCGCGTCGATGGGGCGCTTGAAGCGGGAGAAGTACTCCTGTGCATTCTCTGCTGGCGCTGACCCCGCCTTGCCCTTTCTGACGGCACCGGGCTGGAACAAGCCCATAATCTTCCGCTTGTCCTCCGACGTAGTCGGGTCATCCGCGACCACGGCGTCGGGGACGGAGTATTCTTCGACGAGCGAAGCC